ATCATGGAAAAAATGAAAGACATAGGTCATAGATGGGGATTGACTGGTACATTAGATGATACACAAACACATAAACTTGTACTAGAAGGTTTATTTGGGCCTACACATTATGTGACTACATCTAGTGATTTGATGGATGAAGGTGTACTTGCAGAATTAGATATACAATGTCTAGTACTTAAATATCCACCAGAGATATCTAAAGAAGTGGTGAAGATGGATTATCCTAGAGAAATGGAGTTCCTTGCAGATAACGAAAGACGAACACAATTTATAAAGAATCTTACAATGGGTCAGAAAGGAAATACATTGATACTATTTCAATATGTAGATAAACATGGTAGAAAGATATACGATGCATTCCAGAAAGCAGGTATCAAATCATTCTTTATCTATGGTGGAACAGATACAATCAATAGAGAAAAGGTCAGAGAATTAATGGAACGAGAAGAAGGATGTGTAATCATTGCATCATATGGGACTTTTTCTACAGGTATAAATATTAAGAACCTACACAACATTGTATTTGCAAGTCCTAGTAAATCAAAGATTCGTGTTTTACAATCAATTGGTAGGGTTTTAAGAACAAGTTCTACAAAGTTTAATGCAACTCTTTTTGATATTGCAGATGATTTGAGTTATAACAAGAAAGAGAATTATACTTTAAGACACTTTAAAGAAAGAATAAATACATATAGTAAAGAAAAATTTAATTATACAATACATGAGGTGAAGTTTTGAGGTGGTACGAAATATTATGGGGTCGAAACAAGAAAGATAGAGACGAGGGTGCATGGAAGAACCCAGACCCAGCAGACCTATCAATAGATAATGCATATAAGACTAGATGGATATGGTATCATACCATTCTAGGTCTTCTCATGTTAATGGCAAATGTAATAATGATTGCCATTTTAACATTACTTGCAATCAAACTATGAGTCAATATAGATACTTAAAATTAAAAAATGGTGAAGACATCATTGCAATAACTTCTATACAAGAAGAAACTGGAACAGTTGAAATGACTCTTCCTTGTAATGTTGGTCTAAATCCATCCATAACAGGTAAAGGTACAGTTATAAAACTGTCTCCTCTTGTACCTTTTACTAGAGACAATAAAATAGTTATATCTGCAGCTGAAGTTGTTTACACGACATCAATTGACGATAAATTTATTGCATTCTATGATAAAGCATGTAAAGACTGGATTCAACTTCGTGATGAAGTCGGATTAGATGTAATGTCTCCTAAACAGGAACTAGATAGAGGAAAGGATGCACTTGCACATCTAACTAATATCATGAAACATGAAAGATTGAGTCCAGAAGAGGAACTTGCATTAGAAGAAGAAGAGTTGATGTATGAGTTAGAACAGGTGGATAAGAAAGTTGTCCACTAGCTATATCTCTTTTTTCCCACGATACATATCTATTTTAACATCGATTCACAGGGTGTCAAGTAAAAAATATGAAAAAAGCTAAAAAAAAGTACATTCATGTAAATCAACATAAGATTCGTGCTAACAAAAAACATGGTACAAACGAACCAGTGATTACCATAAAGGAAGGACGAACTAACACATATTGTCATGAGGTAAAGATTTTGGGTGAAAGTACAGTACGATATGGTGGTAATGAAAAACCTATATTACCATGTGGTGCAAGAGTTGTTATTGAAACGACATCAGACATAGAAATAACTTGACAAATACCAAAACAGTGAGATAATAATATTATGACTAAAAGGACTAAAGCAAAACCAGAACATTATGTAAACAACAAAGAGTTTACAGCTGCAATTGCAGAACACAATCGTGCAGTTAAAGATGCAATTGCAAAGGGTGAAGAACCACCAAGAGTCACAGAATACATTGGAGAGTGTATTTATAAAATTGCAACCAGACTATCAACCAAACCAAACTTCATTAACTATTCTTATAGGGATGAAATGATTTGTGATGGTATTGAGAACTGTTTACAATATATAAATAACTTCAACCCAGAGAAGTCACAAAATGCATTTGCATATATAACCCAGATTATATACTATGCATTCTTAAGAAGGATTCAGAAAGAAAAGAAACAAGCTGCAATCAAACATAAGGCAATCATGAACAGTGGTATCCTTACACAAGCAGTGGATAGTATGGATGGAGATTCAACACAATATGATAATTCATATGTTGAGTTTCTACAAAATAATCTAGAAGAACCTAACTACAAACCTAGAGGTAAAAAGAAGGTAGCAAAAGATACCAGACCAGTAGGTGTAGAAAAATATTTTAACTCAAACAAAGACTAAATGAAATTTGCAGTATTAAATGATACCCATGCTGGTGTCAGAAACGACAGTATACATTTCCACGAATACATGAGAAAATTCTTTGAAGAAGTTTTCTTTCCTTATTGTGTGGAGAATGATATCAAACATATAGTTCATCTAGGTGACTATTTTGATAAACGAACTGGTATTAACTTTTTATCTTTACAAAGAAACAAAGAACACTTCATAGAACCATTAATTGAAAATGGTATGACTATGGATTTGATTTTAGGTAATCATGATTTGTATTATAAGAATACCAGTGAAGTAAACTCATGTGAAGCACTTCTTAAATATGATAACATAACAATTTATGCAGATACTATTACTAAAGATTATGATGGGTGTTTAATTACATTAGTGCCTTGGATTCACAAAACTAATATAGAAGATACATTAGAACATTTGGAACTTACTACAGCACAAGTTGCTATGGGACATTTAGAAATAGAAGGTGCAATGATGATGCCTGGCTATTATTCTTCTCATGGTCTTGGGTTTCAAACATTTAAAAGATTTGACCATGTATACAGTGGTCACTTTCATACTGGTTCTACAATGCAGAACATAACCTATCTTGGTTCACAAATGGAATTTACTTGGTCAGATTATGGTGACCCAAAAGGATTCCACATCTTTGATACTGATACAAGGGAAATGACAAAAATTAAAAACCCTATTCGTATGTTTGAGAAAGTATTTTATGATGATTCTAAACTAACTCAAGAAGAAATACTTGCAATGGATTTTTCAAATCTAAAGGACATGTATGTAAAAGTTATTGTAATCAATAAAGAAAATCCATATTGGTTTGATTTGTTTATTGAAAAACTTAATAAAGCAGAAGTGATAGACTTCAAGGTTGTAGAAGACCACGGCAATCTTGGTGATATGTCAGATGAAGAAATGGCATCAGATGCTGAAGACACACTTACTATATTAACTAAACATATTGAAGGAATGGAAATCTCTGGAGATAAATCAAAATTAGAAACTTTAATTAGGTCTCTATATACAGAGGCACTTGATACAACTTAATGATAAAATTTAAATCAGTAAAGTGGAAGAACTTACTTTCCACAGGTAATCAGTTTACAGAAGTCTTTCTGGGTAATCGTAAAGCAACCCTAATCTTGGGTGAGAATGGTAGTGGTAAATCTACAATGTTAGATGCACTATGTTTTGGATTATTTGGTAAAGGTTTTCGTAAGGTATCCAAAAACTCACTCATCAACTCGGTCAACCAAAGAGGGATGGTTGTCGAGGTTGAGTTTGCAATTGGGTCAAAGCAGTATCGTGTTGTTCGTGGTGCAAAACCAAATGTGTTTGAAATATTCTTGAACGATAGAATTATTAATCAAGATGCAAGCATGAGGGATTATCAAGAACAACTTGAAAAACAAATCCTAAAACTAAACTACAAGACTTTTACACAAGTAGTTATTTTAGGTAGTTCAACTTTTACACCATTCATGCAAATGAATCAGAATGATAGGAGAGGTATCATTGAGGATATCCTTGATATTAATATCTTTACTATTATGAATAATTTATTAAAGACAAGAATGACTGCATTGAAAAGTGAACTTCATGACTTGGATTATGAAATCCGACTTTCAGAAGACAGAATTGAAACCTACAAAAAACACATCAAGTCTCTTGGTGATAATCGTAGGAAAAAAATTGATGAGTTTAATGAAAGTGTTGAAAAATCACAAACTCATATTAATGAAGTACAAGAAGAATGTAATACTTTGTTAGAAGAAATTGGTGAACTACAGAATGAATCTTC